AAAAAATATTCCCTGAAGCACCAGAGGCAATTTTATATTCTGTTGTTCCGTTGGTAGCAACGCCAGAACCTAATTTACCTACAAGTCTTGCTCCAAATGGGGCATTTTTGTTAGCCATAATAAGTCACCTTATATATTTGTTATTTAATTTAAGCGATCAACTACGTTGACCACCGCCAAAAGTTACTTTGCTTTTTCTCTCTGGATTTAAAATCGGAGAGCTTGGATCTGATTCCTTCATCAAATCATTATCTACAGCATCTTGCTGTGTTTGAGCACGTTTTGCAAAGTAGGAGTTTCTTTCTTCACGCGTTTCATTAGGAATCTTAGCCAAAAGCAAACCACCTCGCGCTATTACTCCTGCATGCTTGCCTTGTTGTATAGTATCAAAACGATCTAAATCAATATTATCTAATTCATCAGATCTTACAAGGTCAAAACCCTCGCTTAATCTTGAAGAAACATTTTTTCGATCTTCTTGGCCTACAATTTCGGCTCTAATCCACCTGTAAGTATAACCTTCAGGTGCAGGAGGAGTATCCAACGTAGATGGTGGGCTCCATGGTTTGCGAGCTTCTTTTTTAGCTCGTGTGTCGGCAGAACGTGGTGTTCTGTTTGAATTGTTGTTATCTTTTTCAGTCATAACTATTACCTTTTAACATATTTTGCGTACTCTTTCAAAGGTACGTTTAATTTTTTTGCCATTTGAACTTCACTTGGAGATAGTTTTATCTGTTTTTTACCAGAATTACCAGTTAGTCTACCAGCTGAAGCAACCTTTTGTGAAGGCTTATTTTGTGTTGATGCACCAAAGTAATCAGGGTGCACAGCCTTAATTCTTTTGTTGACCTCATCAAAATATTCATCACTTTCAATAACATATCCCTCATCTTCAAGTTCTTGATGTATTTTTACGCCACTTTCGTGCATAACTGGATTATTTAAAAACCACCCATTACCGTTATCAATCCATTCTTGCATTTTAGAAGAAAAGGCACTTTGTTGTTGAACTTGTGGTTGTACATAGTTTTGCACATTTTGATCTACTAGATTTTTTTGTCTTTCAATATTTAATTTACCGTCTTGAACTTTTTGTTCTTGTACTGCCAATTTAGCCAACACATCTTGTGCCTGTGCTACTTTTTCGTAATCTGCTACTTCATGTGCTTTTTGTAAAGAAGCCATAGCCTGTGCTTTTTGTGCTTCTAACCTTGTAGCTGATTCAGATAAACTATTTTCTTGTATAGTGTTTACATTAGTTTCTAATCTATTAACTTTATGTTGTAATGCTTGTGCGTATTGTAAAGCTGAATCTTGTCCTCTTTCAGCCTCTCTCAACTTTCTAGTTAAAGTATTTATTCTTTTTTGTACTTTATCTGAATAATCTTGTAGCTCCTCTTTATCAGATTCAGTCTCAGACTCAACAACATCTACATCATTATTGTCTTCAACCACATTTTGTTCTTCGGGCGTATTAGTAGATTCAACATTATCTTCTAATTCTACTATTTCACCCTCTTCTATCACTTCTTCGTTTTTTACTGCTTCTTCAGACATATTTTCTCCTTATACTGCAAGAATATCATCAGGATCAAGTATGGTAGCTATAACTTCATCATCATTTATGATACGACACTCGGACTCATCTCCAAGTTTAAATCTAGCTCCTGCATACCTACCTATTAACACCCATTGTTTTTCCTGACACCAAGGATGATCAAATTTACTTGCATCTTTATAACAATCAGGACCCATTTTTACCACATATCCAACAACCGTAGCTAAAGATTCTCTATCTACTGTTTGTTGAACTAAGTGTATTCCACCTTCAGTAACCGCTTTGCCTTTATAGGGTAAAATTAATATTCTCCACCCTGTAGGTTGTGGCATACGATCTAAAAATGATTTTTCTAATAATGTTGGATCTAAAACCCTAGCTGATTCTTTAACATAAGCTAAGTTTGTTGGATTTGTAGGTCCACCATCTTCTGTTGGTGTTTCTACTGAGTTTTTGTTTTTTTGTTTTTGCTCCGCCTCGATAGACTTTGCAACATGATCAGGAACCTGTATCTTTGATGTCATCTTGTATGTTTTTCCCTAGCAGTTCTCTAAAAATATTTTCTGAGTCAGCGAGAGAACTGTATCGCCCACGCAGAAATTCATACTGAGAAAAATCACTACAGCCTGCTAACATAGCATCTTTAGTGTCTTCTCGCCTTGCCTCAATTTCTTTTAAAAACTTTTTAGCAAGCCAAACCGAATCCATTAATAAACACCAGAAAACTTACCACCGAACTCTGCTATACCCATGCCTCTAGCTTTACCTTTGCCCATACCAGGTTTAGGTTTTACATTTGTATCAAAAGTTCCTTGGTTTGTTTTTAAAGACACACTGCCTTTATTACTGTAAGGATTTTTATTTTTCATTACAGTAGGTGTTTTTTGTTGATTGATTTCTGTTCTTTTAATCATGTTTGGTATTATGAATACTTAAAATAAATTTTGCAACTATTAATTTCTAGTAAGTAAATCTAAATTTTTAAATTCACGTTGTTGATCTAGTCTAGCTCTAGCTGTTTCGTCACGCATTTCAGCAATTTCTTCTGAAGTGTCAATTCTTTCTCGATCTATTTGAGCTCTAGTTGCAGCGTCTTGTGCTTTTCTATTTTCTTGTGCAATAAACTGTTGTTGCTCCATAGCTAATTCTTGTCCTTTCAAGGCTAGCTCTTGTTTTCTTATAGCTACTAATGGATCTTCGTCATCAGGAGATGCTATTTTAGATGTATATTCAGCAATAAGCTGTGACATAATCGGAGCAGAAAACTGAGCTAACACATTATTAGCTTCTAGCATAATTGCTTTTTGTTCAGCTGGACTAACTTGTTGAGCTTGTTGTTGTAATTGTTGAAACTGTTGCATAGCCTCTGGTGGCATTTGTTGTTGAGCTAAAATATCAGCTTTCATTTGTAAATGTTCCATAATGTGTGCATGTATCAAAGCTTGTACTTGTGCGTTCATTTGAACAGGAGGTGTATTTAACAAACTCATGTGTGTAGCTATGTGTGCATCATGATTTTGTTCTGGGAAAGCTTTGGCAGGATTACCAAGCAATAATGCGTTGTTTTCAAAACCCGCTTCTTGTGGTTGTGGTTTAGTTGGTGGAGGAGGCATTAATATTTGTTCTATATTATCCACTCCAATTGCTGAGTACATACGCTTATAGGATTCATAAATGCCTGCTGCACCGTGCACTTCTGGGTTAGATTGCACTAATTGCATCATTTCTTGTGCCATGGCAATACGTTGCGATTGACTGAAAATATCTGGATTAGATATGGGGAATATATCAATTCTGTCGTCAAAGTCAGACAACTTAATCGAGGTATTGCCATTAGCGATTGCATATGGATATTCAGGTGGTAAATATTCTTGAAATACATTCGCAAGGATACGAAATTCTTTCTTTTGTGAGTTATGTAAACGCTTGTGAATAGCAGACAGAACTTTTGTAGATCTTTCAAGCAAAGCTAATGTTGTACCTACAGGTGCATTTGGATTACCTTGACCAACGTTAATTTCAGCAATAGAGGCAAACCTTTGGCCTGAATTTACCAGTAAATTTAACAAGCTTAAAAGTGTTTGACTGGGCTCTTTAAAAGGTAATGGCTGTATAGCCTGTCCTAAAATACCGCCTGGAGCATCAACATCTCTAAATTCGCCTGGTTGTAATGGTGTATCCTCGTCTCTAATCCTAATACCACGTGTTTTAAAGCCTGCAGGTAGGTTTGCAAGGGTACCAGCGTCTATCAACTGCCTTAAAATACTGGTTGAAGCCTTAGAAAGTCCTCCAATCATGTGAGTTAGGCCAAAACCGTAGAATCCTAGACCAGGTAAAAACTTAAAATGCACAAAATACTCTATTTTTTTACGTAACGGGTCATTTTCAGCATAATTACGGTAAATACTTAAAACGTTATTACTATTAGCATCTATGGTTACGATATAAGGTAGCTTCACACCTGTAACATTACCTTCTTCATCTACATCTTCAAAGCCATCTATATCTAAATTACAGTGTACTTCGTATAAAACCGATACTTCGCCAAGATCATAACTAGGTTCAAGGCCTGATAACTCATCTATTTCTTCTTGAACTTGACTATTTTCATTCGAATAACTATTACTTACATCTATTTTTCTATAAAAACCTATAGCTTGCAGCTTTTTAAGCTCGTTTTCAGGCATTTTTACTAGATTTGTAATTCTAGGACAAGTTTCTAAGTCAGTTGTAAAATAAGGGACAATTAAATCTTCTGGTGCTATAAATTTAGATACCGCACGACCAAGGTTTTCATCATAATATATTTTTTTAAATGCCGAACCAGCTAAAGGTAGATAAAAAAGCATTTGATCTAGCTCTTCATCAAACTCTTCCATAACATGCACAATTTGATAGTTCATAAAATCAGCAACTCTTTGTGCTTGTTCTTCTACTACTGAATCATATTTGCCAACTATTTGTGTTTTAACAGGACCACCTGAAGGTAGTAATTCTTTATATGCTTGAGCTTGAAAATTAGTTACAGCTTCTCCTAACAAAGGATGTATCACACCAGATGCACCAGCAAAAGGCTCTGATCTTTCTTGATCAAACTTCATGCCTAGGTATTTAAGACCGTCTGTATATGTTTTTTCCCAGTCTTCTCTGGAGGATTTATCTTTTTCAATACCCGCTATTAATTCTATTGATATTGTATTAAGTTGATTGTCGTCTAAAAACTCAGCTAGATTAGATCCAAAACCATCGTCTATTACAGTATCTTCCATACCACTTAAAATAGCACTACCGTCTTCTTGTAACTCAAATTCTTCCTCATTTGCCTCTTTTACTGCATCTAAAACCACTGTCATGTCTTCAGTGCCTTGTAAAGAATTTATAGGATCTGTAGTGTTATCTTGTTTTTCAATTGCCATTAGTAATATGCCCTTTTAATTACAACTCTCTCTTCGTCTGCATAATCATCGTGTAGCGAAACTAAACCACCTTCCCTAAAACGCATTAGGGCTTGAGACATAGTATCACATAAATCGTCATTTTTACCAAAAGGAAAAGCTGCACATTCTTCAATCATATCTTCTGCAAACTTTTTTTGTGGTGCCCAAACTAAACCAGATTCAAATATAGGTGCTACAGAGTGCATACGGGTAGATTTATCATGACCTCTAGTAGGTGAGTAATTCACCACAGGTATGCCTAGTCTTCTTAGCTCATGCGTTAAAGGTGTGCCAGATGCTTTAGATTCAATTAAAGTCATATCAGGATCCCAGTATTTATATTCTTCGTAAGCCACTCGTTTTAGTTCAGGAAAATCCCAACGGCCCTTTTGTGCGTCTAACAAAATGATAGAGTCTGGGTCATCAGGTGTAGGATTAAATACACCCCAGGTAGAAATGGCAGAGTAGTCAGAGTTTTGCTTTTTGCTATATGCAGTATCATAACTTTGAATAATATATTTTACAGGTGGCAAGGAATCATATTCCCAAGCGTTCCACCACTCACGTTTAATAATCGAACCTTCTTCTGCAGTTGGTGTTTGCATCCACTGGGCGTTCCATTTCTGTGTCGGTAGTGAAGCTTTTACTTTACTTAATTCATCTATATCCCAAAACTCTGGCCACAAAGGATTACCAGAATCTTCAAAAATAGCAGGAAACTCTACAATATCCCACTGGTCAGCTAACTCTTCCTTTTGAGCCTCTAAAAGCTTTTCAGTAAGATCTAGTGAACTCCATCTAGTCATAACTAAAATAATAGCTCCTCCTGGTTGTAGCCTTTGTCTAGGACCAGAAGTGTACCATTCCCAACAAGCCTCCATAGCTGTAGGACTAAGTGCATCTTGTTCAGAATGTGGATCGTCAATAATTAACAAATCAGCACCACGGCCTGTTATAGCACCACCTACACCAGCAGCAAAATATTCACCACCTTTGTTGGTTTCCCATCGTCCTGCTGATTTAGAATCAGCTTGTAGTTCTACTTTACTAAATATTTTTTTATATTCTTCGGTATCCATCATGTTTCTAACTTTACGACCAAACCTTACAGCTAGCTCTCCTGTGTGAGTAGTTTGCATAATTTTACGATTTGGTTGTTTACCCATTATCCAAGCAGGAAAATAGGTAGAGCAAAACTCAGATTTGGTGTGTCTTGGTGGCATATTTATGATTAACCGTTTACAAGTGCCGTTAGCAACTTCTTCTAGCTTTTGTGCAAAAATTTTATGATGTCTACCACAAATAAACTCTGGCCACATGTAATTTATAAAATCTAAAAAAGATTCTTGACATTTATTTTGTTGTTCGATTAAAGCAAGACGCTCTTGCAACATTAAAGTTTCGCGTATTTCTGAATCAGATAAATGCGAAAAGTTAGGATTGGTCATCTTTTATAATTTTATCTATTTTTTTTTCTATTTGTTTTACTTGATTTTGGGCAGCAGCTCTTTCAACTGGATCAGCATTTTTTGATAAACTCAATTCTATTTTTCTTCGTTGTAACAAAGGTTTTATTTTAGCTAAAGCTGCTTTACTAAGTTTTATTTTACCCCCTGGCCCAAAAGTTTCAGACATAACTCCTGATAACCCTTGACCACGTAATCCTAATTTATCAACTAATTGTTGAGCACTAGGATTTAATATTTGATAAAATGGGCCACCAAAAGCCTCACGCATTTCTGATGGGGGTATAGGAGTTATAGAACCAACATCTGTTGATCCACCAGCACTAAAACTTAGTTTTTTTTTTGACCTAATCCCATAGGGACTCTATACGATTGAAGTGCAATAATTTCTTGCTGTATTTTGTCTATTTGATCAACCACTTCTTGAGCTCTTTCGAACTCATTATTTCTTACTAGCATATCGTAAGATGTCATAAGATTATTAATTAAAGCATTTAAAGAAAATATTTGTTCTTCTGGAGTTTGACTGTTTGCTGGACCTCCAGATTCATAACCTCTTAATTTTCTTAATAGAATAAAATCTTGAACTCTTGGACTATCCATTGTAAGACCGTCTGCCCCCATCTCTGCTAATTTTAATAAATATTCATAATGAGCATCGCTGTTTATTCTTTTTTGATTTTCTATAGCTTCGCTAATAAGTTTAGAACTTTCATCTACACCTAGCTCTTTTTGTAATAATTCTAAATATATATTAACTGGTTCGGTCTTAAAAATATTTCGACCTGTTTTAGTTTCTGTTAATACATTACCTCTGTAGTCAACTACATCATTTGCAATATATCCTAGATATTCTTGTATTCTTTTTTCACGCTCAGTTGGTTTTGGCACGTCAACCACTGTTGGATCTGTATAAGTCACTATTTCATTAGCACTAGGCCCTCCTCTGGCCATCATCATAGGTTCTTGGGGTGTTTGCATTTGTGATCCTCCTAATAATTGTTGCATATCTATACCTAAAACTTGAGCTGCTTGCTCTAACTCAGCCTCAGTAATACCGTATTGTTCTAATAATGCGATAATTTCGTCTTCGCTTAAACCTTGTTGAACAAGTGTTTCAATAACTTGTAATATTTGCATCAATCCCTCTTGAGCCTCTTGCACCTCCATCTGACTAACTTCATCCATAGGCATTTGTGATTGCATTTGACCAGATAAATCTGGGGGCATAGGAGTCCCTTGCATTTGCATACCACCGCCTTCTGCCATTGTTTGTATAGGCTGTTGCATTATTTGCATTTCCTCCATTGGTTGTGGCACTTGTTGAGGGGGTAATGGAGGCATCATTATTCTTTCTCCAACACTTTCTGGGGTTGGTGGATTTTGCAACTTATCTATTTCATCTAAATAACCAAATTTTACTAATTCTAAATAGTTTTTTGGGTTGTCTACTAATGTTTGTTTTAAGTTTTTTTGTGCTTCTTGAAGTGCTTGTTCGATAGAAAATCTTTCTTTTGCAAAAAATCTACCTAATTCTTCTGGATTTGTAATTAGTAAATTTGAAAATGATGGTGATTGTGTAAATCCATCTGTAGCATCATAAAGTAAAGGTGCACCAGCCATAGTTCCTAAAGCTAAAAATTTTGGATCTGTAACTGCTGTAGCAGCTATACCAGCTTTGACTAATGATCCTGGCAAGGCTCTAGATGCTAAACCGAAGGCTGCTGGTACTTGTAATGCCATAATATTTTATTCCTAAAATAAATATTAAATTGGGTGCAGTCTGTACGGAGGTAATATGAAGTACATATTTGACCACACCCGCCTTATAGCGATTGTATCATCAAAAATAAAAAATACTAGATTCTTTTAAAAATTAAAATTGTGTGAGAGAAATCTTGTACTTGTATATGTATATATATTATAGGGTCAGTTTTTTGGTGGTGGGGGGTCTTAAATAATTGTATTTGTATATAAAAATGGGGGTCTAAGGGAACCTAGTTGTTATAGCAATAAAAAAGGGATCATGCGATCCCCCTTTATGATCTACTGATCTGCCGATCTTACGAGTGATACCACATGTCCCATTTCTGCACGATCTCATAAACATCTGGATCATGATCCTGTTGATCTACGATCAATTTTTTAAGATCATTAAATACCGCTAATCTATATTCATATCGATCTGGTTTATGATCTAAATACCCTTGATCCATAAAGTATATATGATCTTCGCACATGATCTTTTCTTTCTTGATCCATTCAACCATATCTTTTGCTTCTTCAATAAATGATCTTTTAAGATCAACGAAAGAGATAAACCGATCATGTTTGAATTCTCTATTGTTTATCTTTTGATATTTAAGAGCAATTTGTTGCTCATCTTCCCAACGTTCTTGTGCGTTCATTCTAAGCCTCCCATATCTTTTAAAGTTCCAAAACTATGATACATAACAGAATTATCTTCATCTTGTAAATGAAGTTTTAATTGTCCAAAACTATGTACCATTACAAAACCTTTTTCTTCATCATCTTTTATTTGTTTCGCAACTTGTTCTGAAACATAATTAGCATATTCTTTTTTATTTTTCATATTACCTCCTTTTATTTAACAGATTAGCTGACTTCTACCTGCTCGTCCTCTTCATCACGAAGATACTCATACTCACCTATAGCAAATATTTTAGATACTTCTTCAAGATCTAAATCGTGTTCAATATTGCTTGCTAAATATCCAAGTAAACCGTTCGAGTCAATATATTGGTCATCTTCCCAATCGTCATATCCTTTTTCGCTTACAGCTACCAGAGGCTGATCAATAAAAGTTTTTGCTATACTCTCAAGTGATTCAGAATACCAATCATCTTTAACTATATCTGACATACTGCCCTCATAAGTATTATAGTTGTATGTCCAACAAAACATTTCTTCAATCAAGTTAGATATGTACTCGGTATCCTTCCACCTAAAGCCAAGTCTACCTTCTTTTACATTTTCTTCTGTAAGATAATTTTTGCTGTCGGTATATGCTACTTCGTGCCAATATCTACATTCCATTAAAGCATGTCCAATTGCAAACACTTTTCTTTTTATAATTTTTTCACGTATTAATGATTTATTTTCCATATTTACTCCTCTTCTTTTTTTAATGTATTTAAATCGTATGTTTCATATTGATGTTCTGAAACTACACAAGCATTATCCCAATCGTATGGACTGTCTATTTCATCAACAAATATATACTCGTTGCAGTCGTGACATTCAAAAATGTGAGTTGAACTATTTCCGTCAACCTGTTGAACATGATAAACATTATCGTGTTCACATTTACTTTGTTTAATTTTACTCATATTTACTCCTTTAATTAATATGTGTATTTATTATAACTTATGTTTACTACAATTTGTAAAAAACATGTATAAAAAAAGGGAGTTAGTACTCCCCTTATTTGTTGTGTATGATCTTGATTATGTTAAATCTACATACCAAGAACATATATCCCAACTAACTGAATCTTTTGGAACATTTATACATGCTCCGTCATACCAATCTAAATACCAATATTCAATCTCTTTAATTGTTTTACTTGAATCGGTATATATTCTAAATTCATCACTAGGGCCACCCCAAGATAATTGTAGTCTATAATATCCCTCGCGTTGGTCATCAAATGTATAAGGCTCTACATAATCCCAACTTAAAGCTGTTTGATTCACATAATCAAATAAATCCTCACAATAAAAAAACTTATTGTATTTATGTTTGCATTTAAATTGTTCTTGTTTATCTTCATTAATTAATAAAAGTTGATCAAAATATTTTTGAGCATCTTTGTATGTTTGTTCTTGTTCTGCAAACTTGTCAGCTACAAGGTCAATACATTTCTTCTCTTGTGTATTCATATTGTATTACTCCGTATTTATTAATATGTAATATGGCAAGAGTTGTTAACAAGTCTGATTTAAGATACCTCGTGAATTTTGTATCTACCATATAAGCATATTATACATGATATTGCTTACATTTTGTAAAATAATGTAATTTTATTTGAGTGTGTAAGAGACTGATAAAGAAGATGCTATTAATCCTCTAAAATAATCACATATATTTATATTAATAATATTATCTCTTTACAATTTGTCAGTTATCCGTATAATAATAGATGTGGCAATATTAATGAGTTCTGTAAATCCTGACTGCATTATTAATGTAGAAGTCGGTCTGAAATGAAACTTGAATAAGTGCTAGAGACCATCACAAGTGAGCCACATTTTAATAGAGGTAATAAATTATGAAAAATGAAATAAATGATATTTTTCTTATTGAAGAAAAAGATTTTAATAAATTTGTCGTAGCCGTTTCTGGCTCATCTGACTGTTTTCGCAATTGGAATGATGATGTTCGCAAGGGCGAACTAGATACACCTATTCCTAACGGAAAATATGTCGCTGTTCAATTACAAGATTTTATTACTATAAATAACGAGGATTAAAATATGAATAAAACAGAAATAATAGAAGTATCCATATTTGATTATGGTAGTGGTGGTATTTTCTTTTATAAAATAGAAATAGAAGAAAATGCTGATATTGAAGAAACAGTATTTAATTTAATGGAACTAAAAAACCATAAACAAAATAATTGTTATTGGTCAACTATGTGCATGAACGATATTGTAAATGAAACACATACGACAATTACACATCAAGAATTAAAAGCTATTGAGGATAAGTAATGAGTAAAGATAATATTACAGTAGCAACAGCATTATTAAATATTGAAAATGCTTTGATGTCTTATGCTGAAGATAATATTTCTAGCGATAAAAAAGCACAAAAAGATTTAGATAAATCTTGGAATAAAATAATAAATTATATTGCCAAAGAAGGCGAATACAACGAGAAAGCCAAAGACATACTTTGGGAATACATATCAGATAAAGATATACCAGAAATAGAAGAGAGGTTATCTAATGTCTAAATGGTTATGTAATGAATGTTTATCTGATGATATTAAAATTAATAAAGATAAACAAAAAGAAATGAGTTGCTTTTGTAATAAATGTAAAGAGGAAAACTATATTGTATCTTCTTGGTGGATTAGTAGAAATAAAAAGGGAGTAAATACTAATGTCTGATCCAACTCACATAAGCAAACATATTGACAATTACTTCATAAATTTCTTTTTATCCAGAAACAAAAAACATTTTTTTAATTTCTTAAAAGATAAATATAAAGCTAAAACTTTAAATGACATACATATAAAAATGCTTAGCGAATTAGAACAAAAGATTTACTTTAAAATTATAAACAAAAAAAGAGGTAATTAACTATTATAATGCGAGGGTTGATAGGGAAATTAGCAGTTAATGAACTATCCAAAGTTAATCCAACTGCCCATTATAATTATAGTGCTAGGTATCACTAACGAAAAACTGCCTAACATTAATAGCAAAAAAGAGGTAATTAACTATGGCAATACATATAGAAGAACAAGAAAAACTAACTATGGACGAACTGTGCGACAGACTTGATAACGAGTTTGATGATGTAGATATGCACATAAAAGAATGTGCTACTAAAGGTTGTGTAGCAGTTGTTTACTTTTATGAAGATAAGGTTGAGGACTAACTATGGCAAGTAAATATGTAGATCACTATACAGAAAAAGATAACGAGGGAAACATAACTTTTACCGATAAAGAACTAACTCTTACTTCAGAAGCATTTATTTCACTAACAGATGATCTAGAGGAACTTATAGATAAGTATGCAAATGTTGAGGACTGGATAGAAAACGATAAATATTATCATACCACTAATGAAATAAGACAAGATTTAATGATTTTAATTCACGATATTATTAATAACAAAGAGGAATAACTATGAAAAAACCAATATTAAATGCAGAAACTTGGGTCGGTATGTATGCAGAACTATCAAATTACATTTTAGAGTATTCATCTTTAGACCCTATATGGAAAACCGATAGTGAGGGTAATGAAATACCAGAAAGAACAGAAGAAAAACAAGATCAATTTATAGATATTGTTGATACCGTTGAAACTATTATGCATAAGTATTTAAAAAAAGAGGACTAATTATGAAAAATAAAGGATATTTATTAGTTTGGTGTGAAGATTCAGAGGACTGGAATGGTAAACAAACTGACCATTATGAACATTACCATACAAAAAATGATGTAAATAAAGCATACAAAAGATTACTTGATATGGACAATATTTATTCAGCTTCAGTATGCTCAATTATAGATTCAACAGATTATTAGGAGGACTGATTATGGCTCATATACACATAATAGAAGATAAAAACGGAGATATGATTGATTGCAAGATCTATTGTTCTGATAGATGTCATATTTGGGATAATGATGATTATCAAGGGTGGAATGGTTGTCATGAAATATCTTTTAGTCAGCCATGCGATAGGGAAGGTTGTAGCAATACTATTAAAGGTATTGAGGATTTTGAGGATTAATTATGGATTTACCATTAACTAGCGATGAAACAGATGTAGTTCAATACGCTTTATTATTTCTTAAAAAGAACTTTGCCAAAATTGAAAAAGGCAACGAACTTAATGATAGAGATATTAAAGATATAGATTCTGTTTTAAATTTTATTAAATCAACAAATGGCTATGAGCCAAAAATATAAGGAGCAAGACTAATGAAATATACAGTTAAATTTGGTATGGCTAGAGCATATTACACCCCAGAATTACATGAAAACACTAGGTCAAAAACTTTTACCAATAGAAAAAAAGCAGAAAGTTATTGGGATAGACTAGATAAATTTACTTTTAAAGACCCAGTTTTCTCTGAGTTTCATTTAATAGCTTGGAAAGATTGGATTGAGGAGCAAGACTAATGGAAGACATATACAAACAAGTTACTTGGAATTGGGATAAAGACTTACTTAATTACCGTATCACTATAAATTGGTTGCGAGATATGGAACATGAGAATAGATGTAGGAATGATCTACCATATGATAAAAGAGCAAGATATCTACAAGACTTACTTTTACAAAAAATAGAATATGGTTTACAAAGTATAGATGATTGTATTGATATTTTATATACAGATGATTTTAGCGATCTAATACCAAAAAACTTTGAAGATTATGAGTATGAAGATTGTATAAAGTTTATTAATAATTTTATTAAAAAGGAGAGAGAATGAACATAGCTAAACCAAGTAAAGACTGTGAAAAGGATTATAAAGAACTACAACACGCATTATATAGAGATGATGTTGCAGATAAAAATACTTGGAAAGATATTTGTAATATGTTGGGTGTTCCAACAAATGCAGATCAAATATATTTCAACGCAAAAGATATTACTTATGGATAACAAGGAAAGAGAATGAACAAATTATTTAGAACTACCGTTGATACTTTACCTATACAAACTAAAGTACAAGTTGTTGAATATTTTGATGGTATAGGTGGTATCTCTTTTAACAAGTACAAAGAAGCAATACAAGACAAACTAAATTGTCATACTAAAAAAGAATTTAATACTTATTTAGAAAACTATGATCATTACGATATGTTTATCTTCGAAGAGATAGCTGATTTTTATAATCTTGAAGCAGAATTTATTGATACCAGGCCTAGC